ACCCCATCGGCCTCACGCACATGATTGGAGGCCTCTCAGGGGCCGCCACAGGCGCTCTGCGTGCGCTGCTTGACTCTGCCCACATCCAGAACGTGCCGACGCTCTTGAAGCTCAAGGGCGGCCCCGGCGGGCAGACGATCAATGTGCAGCCGACCGAGGTTGTTGAAATGGAGGGCGGCGCACTGGTGGACGACGTTCGCAAGATTGCGATGCCGCTACCGTTCAACGGCCCCAGCCCGGTGCTGTTCCAGTTGCTCGGCTTTCTGGTGGATGCCGGCAAGGGAATTGTGCAGACCACGTTTGAAAAGTTGGCAGACCAGAATCCGAACCAGCCGGTCGGCACCACGATGGCCTTGATTGAACAGGGCATGGTCGTGTTCAGCTCGATTCATTCGCGCCTGCACAGCTCGATGGCCCGGTGCCTGAAAATTCTGCATCGGATCAATTCGGCCTACCTGACGCAGGACGATGTTCAAGCGCAGGTTGCTGGTCTCAAGGTTGAGCCGTCAGACTTTGATGGCCCGATGGACGTTGTCCCGGTCAGCGACCCGTCAATCTTTAGCGACACCCAGCGCTTTGCTCAGACTCAGGCCATTGTTCAGCGAGCGGCTCTGCTGCCTCAGCTTTACGATATTCGTAAGGTTGAGGAAATGTTCTTGCGTAACCTCAAGGTTCCGGTGGCCGAGGTGTTGCTGCCAAAACCGGGAAGCGAAGACAAAGACCCGGCGAGCGAGAACGTCGAGGCGACGATGGGCCAGCCGATTTTTGTGCTGCCAAAGCAAGACCATTTGCAGCACATCATGACGCACATGGCGTTCCTGCAATCCAATCTGTTTGGCGCCCATCCGGCCATCATCAAGACGTACTTGTTTCCGATGGCCACGCACCTCCGCGACCATCTGCTGAACTACTACATGGTCGAGACTCATCAGGCCGTGATGAAGGCGAAGAGGCAGGGGATGATTCAGGACGACCCGACGCAGCAAACCCAAATCATCATGCAGGTTCAGCAATTCATTGAGCAGCAACTGAGCGGGTTTGGCGAGGAGCTAGCGCAAATCACTCAGCAGGCTCAGCAGTTTGCTCCGCCGGCAGGGCCGCCGATGCCTCAGGATAATTCGCTTCAGGTTGCTCAAATCAATGCTCAGGTTCAGCAGTCGGCGCTTCAGCAGCGCTCGCAATCTGACCAAGCTAAGCTGCAACAGCAGAGTCAGGTTAGCCAGCAGAAGATGCAGCTTGACCAAGCCAAGCTTCAGCAAGATGCACAGCTCAAGCAAGCTGAGTTTCAAGCAAAACAGCAAGCAGCAGCACTTGACCTACAGAAAGAGCAAATGCGTCAGCAGGCCGCAGACCAGAGGGCCATGCAGGAAATTCAAGCTAGACAACAGATGAACGAAGCAGATAATCAAACCGCGCTTCAATTAGCGCAAGCTGAAATGCTTAGCGGAGAGAATTTTTCTGTTAGCACTGGGACGGGCATAAATCCCAACCCATAAATTGAGGGAACATAATGAAAGACAAAATTAAAACTGGCACCGTTGACCTTAACAGCGGCGCCGTAAAGCAGAAGCATCGTTTGGCGGCAGGCTTAAAGGTTGATGGGCAGACGCTGCCCAGCGCACCGCCGATGCCTAAGACCCCTGCGTGAATTTAGAAACCAAGTTATTAAACCGACTTAAGGTCGAGCAGCAGACATTTGCGCTGACAGCCTTGAAGCGGCCTATCGAACGCGATGCCTTTGAGTACGGGTATCGAGTGGGTCTCGTAGCAGGCTACGAGGCGGCAATCAATGTGCTTCTTAAACTGATTGATGAGGAGGAAAAAGGTGGCAACGACCTCTAATGAGGACGCGCTAGCAAATGCTTTTCCCGCTGTAGAAGCCGGGATTCAGCCTTTCGGAAGCCGCGTTCTGGTGCAAATTCGCACGCCGAAGAAAAAGACCGATGGCGGCATCATCATTGACTTAGGCACGCAGGATACGGAGAAGTGGAACACGCAGGTGGCCAAGGTTATTAGTGTTGGGCCGCTAGCATTCCGTAACCGAAACACGATGGATGCGTGGCCTGAGGGAGATTGGTGCAAACCCGGCGATTATGTTCGCGTCGCGAAATATGGCGGAGACCGCTGGGAAGTTCCCATCAGCAATGGCGAGACCGCGCTGTTTGTGATTTTCAATGACCTCGACATCATCGGGCAAGTAATTGGTGACCCGCTGAAAGTCCGAGCTTTCATCTGAAGGGAGATGAGAAATGAGCCAAACCATGCAGGAAAATGACGACGACGAATTGCAGTATGAGGGCGGTGACGAGGAAATCGTCATTCTTGAAGACGCCGACCCTTCTTATGCAAATCAAGAAAATGAGCAGGTTGAGGAAGACCACGACGAGCGCGAGGCTATTCGCGAACGACGCCGTCAGGAAAAGCTTGAGCGAAAAGACCGCCGAGATAAGGCGATTTCTCGTGACAAGTTAGAGCTGGATTTTCTTCGTAAGCGCAACGATGACCTTGAGCGCCGAATTTCGGCGCAAGAGCATCGAGCCTATCAAGGCGACCTTCAAAACCTTGACGGTCACCTTGCTGCCGCTGCCAATGAAGCTCAGATGGCTGAGCGCGTAATCGCCAAGGCTGTTGAGTCTGGCAATGGCGACGACGTTACGCAGGCGATGCGTTATCGCGACCAAGCCATTATCAAATATCAGCAACTGAGCGCGATGAAGCAGCGAGAGGCGCAACGCGCCGCTATGCCGCCCGCCGCTCAGATTGATGACCTGACGATGCACCATGCTTCTGAGTTCTTGAAAGAGAACACTTGGTATGACCCGCAGGGGCGCGACGAGGATTCAGCCATTCTGCTGGCGATTGACAACGCAATCGTCAAAGAAGGCTTCAATCCTCAAACCGAAGAGTATTGGGATGAGCTGCGCGAACGAGCCGCCAAGCGCTTGCCGGAACGATTCAAATCTAACCGCCCAGAACGCCGTGAACCTCGCGGTGGCCCGGCAGTTGGCTCTGGTCGCGAGCATGCTCCGGCTTCAACTCGTCGAGAAATTTACATTAGTCCAGAACGCAAACAGGCTTTGATTGAAGCCGGCGTATGGGACGACCCAGTGCTTAGAATGAAGTACGTTAAACGGTATGCTGAATACGACCGTAGCAACAGGGCGTAATGGCCTTGATTTTTATCAAAAAAGCATCAGACTTATGCTCAATCGCTGAAAGGAGCGAGTAATGACCGACGAACGCTTAAAGAAATCCGCTGGTGAAGGTCGCGAAAGTAGGGCGATGCAAGATCGCGCTGTCTCTGAAAATCGCGAAATTTCTGACGATGAGCGGGTTGAAATTTTTCGTCAACAGTTTTTCCAGTCCTCTCTACCGGACTTGCCGAAGATTCCCGGCTGGCACCCGTGCTGGCTGACGACGACGAATCCCCGCGATTCCATCCAAACGAGAATTCGTTTGGGCTACGAACCCATTAAGCCGGAAGACGTTCCCGGCTGGGAATATGCCACGCTCAAGACGGGCGACTGGCAGGGTTTTATCGGGGTTAACGAAATGCTTGCTTTCAAACTGCCTATGTCTCTGTACGAGAAATACATGCAGGAAGCTCATCATAATGCGCCGCTGCGTGAGGAAGAAAAACTCACCGACACGGCGGAATTCCTTGAGCAGCAGGCACGAGCGTCCAAGTCGAAAATCTCAATCGGCGATGGTCTGATGGAAATGGGACAAGACCGAGAAGCTCTTTTTGAGCTTTCTTGACGTAATCTTTCATCCATTAGGAGCTAAATATGGCCTCAGTTAGTGCCCCTTTTGGCTTTCGCGCATCGTTCCACAACAGTGGCCAGATTCGTCCGAAAGCCTATGTGATTGCTTCGGGTTATGCGACGAGCATTTACTCTGGCGATCCGGTCAAACTCGTCGATGCTGGCACCGTTCAGCTTGGCACCAGCGACGGCACCCGCTCGGGCACCGTTGACGGTATTTCTCTGCTCGGCATCATGGCCGGCGTTGAATATCGCGATGCCAGCGGCAAGCCGACCATCTCTCCTTTCTGGCCGGGTAGCACCGCTACCTACAACAGCGAAGGCGCGACGGTTTACGTCTACGACGACCCGGAAACCTTGTTTGACGTTCAGTACAACAATCCCTCGGCCGGCACGACGGTTCAGACCGCCGTTGGCGAGGAGTGCGATTGGACTGTTGCTTCTCCGGGTGGCTCGACCGCCACTGGCTTGTCGAACACTGTTCTGTCTGCGATTCAGGCGACTTCTGGTCAGTTCCAGATCACTGGTTTTCAGGGCAACATCGACGACTCTCTCACCGATGCTTATGTAGTGGTTACCGTTCGTATCAACGAGCACCAGTACAAAGCTCCCGTCAACTCAATTTAAGGAGGGTTAAATGGCTACACCAATGCGTAGTACCGACTTCCGGTCGGTTGTTGAGCCCATCCTTAACGAAGTTTTCGATGGGGTTTATGAGCAGCGTGCTGACGAGTGGAAGATGGTCTTCAATGAACAGAAGGGCATCCCGCGTAATTATCACGAAGAGCCGGTGCTTTACGGCTTCGGCGCTGCGCCGGAACTGCCTGACGGCATGGCCGTCAGCTACCAGTCCGGTGGCGTGCTGTTCCTCCAGCGCTACCTGTACAAGGTCTATGGTCTGGCGTTCGCGCTGACCAAGGTGCTTGTGGAAGACGGCGACCACATTCGTATCGGTCAAACCTATGCCAAGCACTTGGCGCAGTCGCTGATTGAAACGAAGGAAACGCTTTCTGCCAACGTCCTCAACCGCGCTTTCAATAGTGCGTATGTGGGCGGTGACGGCGTGTCGCTGATTTCTGCGAGCCACCCGATTGTGAGCGGCACTTTCAGCAATCAGCTCTCGACCGCCGCCGCGCTGTCGCAGACTTCGCTGGAGCAGTTGCTCATTCAGATTCGCAACGCTGTTGACAACAATGGCAAGCGCATCCGTTTGACGCCGAAGAAGATCGTGACTGGCCCGTCGAACGTGTTCCAAGCTGAAGTGCTGCTGAAGAGCGTGCTTCGCACGGGCACCGCCGACAACGACATCAACCCCGTCAAATCGATGGGCTTGTTGGCCGATGGTCAGGCGAACCTTTCTCGTATCACCAGCACCACCGCATGGTGGGTGCAGACTGATGCGCCGGAAGGCCTCAAGCTTCTGATGCGTCGTGCCCTTGAGAAGAGCATGGAAGGTGACTTTGAAACCGACTCCATGCGCTACAAGGCGACCGAGCGTTACACGGTTGGCTGGACTGACCCTCGCGGTCTGTACGGTACGGCTGGCGTATAGCAAAAAGCCCCTCCCAGTGGCTCCCCTGCTGGGAGGGGTTTCTTACCGGGCAATCCGGCGCATCTGACAGTCCCGGCTGACGACATGCAGACAGACGCGCTTAACTCGCATGTGAGGAAAATCTAATGGCTTCTACTACTTTTACCGGCCCGGTCACTTC